ATCCTTCCACACCATTTTTAAAGTTGTAGGAATTCATTAGTTTAATGTTTGCACCCACAGTCTTTAAGAACTGTCCCGTATTTAACCCTAACTGAGATGCTCGTTTACGAGATAATTCTATTTGTTCAGCAGCTTGTGTTGGCCCAACACCTATTGAATCAAATCCCTCGACTAAGGAACCCATTTCTTCGGCAGTTAAATTAGCCGCCCTTTGTATAGCAACAAGACTCTCTAATTGTTGGTTAGTTAAATATACGTTTTTTTGTAGTGAAGTGGCAATTGAACTATACACAGAACCAACCTCACTTGCTGAGACCCCTAAGTCTGCCATATTAGCAGCCGCTTGTCCAATTTCTATTCTGATTTCAGCGGCAGACCTAGCTCCCTGACCAAACACATCTGAGGAAACTGACTTAGCTACTTTATCGAACTCTAAAATTGCAGATTGTAGTTGTGTATACGCTTGAGTTGCGTTTTGAAACGCCCCACTTAAATCCGTAGCACCACCTGTGTCTTGTAAAAACATTTAAATTACTTTTATTATAAATACCTTATCAAGACTTTTGTCTACGCTTTTCGTTTAAGTTTTCCATATCTGTAACAAATTTATTTATGAAATATTTTCTTTCAAAGGTAGGCATTTTGAGCACATCTGAGTATGAGAAACCTAATTCCTTAACGGAATAGTAAATCTCATCGAGCATAGCTTGCCTATAATCAGAAGAAAGGACGAAAAAACTCCCCCCCGAAGGTTATACGTGTAGTAACCTTTTCTCCTGACGGGGCAGTGAAAACACGAGTCAAGTCTAATCTTGGTTCCGCACCTTCCATTGTTTTTTTAATATGTTTAGAGTCCGCTATTGGTAAATTAACAATATTAGATGATATTTCAGCCATATCTTTTGAACCATCAAATTCAACAATCACTCTCTCAAGACGTTTGGTGACGACAGGCGCAACCACACCCTCAGGATATGAGTCCATCATTTTTTGAAGATTTTGTATGTCTTTTTGATTTAACAATCTACATTTAACCATCTTTTTACTAACGGGTAACATAATTTCAAAAAGACCTTCTGAATTAGGCTCAATAGTCACAGGATTAACAGAGATTGAATCTAAAGTAATAGTAGTTTCAAAATCTTTTAGTGTCTTTGGGTCCTTCATGTTAAAGGTATAATTACTACCAAATGAAGTGTTTCTTAAAAATATAAGGATTGCCTCTACATCACACTCCAATAACTCCATTGGGTCAAAATTAGGTTCATATATTTTATTCCGCAAAAGAGTCATAATAACATTATCAGTTTGTCTTTGACCTAACAGTGTGTTTTCATCTTGTGCAGTTAAATAACCAACTTTAATGGATGATTTACCATTCGAATAGAATTTACCTTTTGAAGGTAGTTCAACTACGTCATGTGGTAAATTAAAATCTTGTTGTCCGTATTGTGCTGATGTATCCATATTTTTTATATTAAAAAAACCATAGAAGATATACTCCTATGGTTTAATTATAGTTGAACTGATTTTTTCGTAAATAGTATTTCTTAATAAACTAAAACACATCTATCTGGACGTAATGTCGCAGTTATAGTCGCAACACCATCATCAGAATAACCAAGTGAATCAAAATTCACATCAGTTAAGAATGTCCCTTGTAATATCCACTTTTCAACCGCCACACCTGTTGGGTCTAACATCTCTAAGTTAATATTTTTCTTATATCCCGCAGCATATCCCATACGACCAGTTACTGATTCAGCATGTAGACGAACCCACTCCATCAACGCTTGAGACGCAGAAGGACCAATAGGGTCACGGAATGTTACGTTTAATGTACTCCAAGTAAATCTACCTGCAACATATGTCGAAGTATTCAAAAATGGTACTTCAACCGGATTAATCGATACTTGAGGACGTGAAGTTGACTCTACGTACCAAGAGTTGATACCTAACGATGAATCGAAAGTCATTATGAACCTATTTTTTCTTTTTGGTTCGTAAGGTACCGGCATTTTCATTAATAAATCAGCCATTGTATTTTAATTTTAATTATTTTTTAGTTTATTACTTATAAATAGTTGGGGTAGGTAAAATTTTTCTATTTACTTTTAATCTTATTTTCAGATAATATAAAAACTAACTAGTAAAATATATTATATCTTTTTAATTGATTTTAAAATATAAAAATAAATACTAGTATATATTATACTTCTTTTTTCTCTCCTCCTTTAGTTAAATAAGTTTTAACTGGTTTATCATCTTTATATTCTTTATCCAGAAAATCTTTTATTGAATCAATATTTCCGGGGTCATCGTCTGAAAACCCAATCATAGGTACAAAGTTGTTTTTTATGTCATTTTTAAAGAAAGCTCTTTGATTTAACTTTGAGGACATTTCTTTAACGTATGAAATGAAGTCTCTTAAAGCCTTAATCTTTCCTTCTTCAGGATTAGCTGCACTACCTTCTCCATATGTCACTGGATGAAACTTCAGTAAGTTTAGGTACATTTCAATCATATCATCATCAGTCATATCATCTTCACCCGTAAAGTCACGGTATTTTTTAAGATTACTAATTAATGTATCTTTACTAATACCCTTATGGTTAGTCATAATCATGTTATAGACCGCATCTCTTAAAACTGAAGGTGTATGTCCACGAGCAGTTATTATAGAGAATATTGACCCTCCGTTCACCGCTTCCACAAAATCACTCCATGAAGGTCCTTCATCCGCAACCATTGCATCTACAATAAATTGTGAATCTCCCTTTACAGTAAAGTTTCTATATGGGTCTTCAGCATAACCTACAATATTATCACCATTATACATGAATGGTTCCTTACCTAAAACCCCACGATACTCTGCGAAGTCTTCAGTTGACATACCCACCTCTTTACCATCGTCGGTTAAAACCATTATTTGAGTTGGCATGTTCAAAATGTTATCGTCCCAATCAAAAGCGTAATACTTTAAGTCGGGATTACCAACATCGTCAAAACCTTCTTTCAGCTCTTTTTCTTCGATGTACTCTCTTAAAATTTTACGAACCATTACTTTTTAGTGTTAATTTTCTCGATTAATCTCTCTAATTGTGTTTCTGAAATTACAATATTTTGTGGTTTTTCAGAAAAAGTCTTAACTCCATTACCCTTAATATTAAGGTGTTCCGATAATATAGATTTTTTAAATTTCATTTTTTTTTGTTTAAACGTTTAATTATGGCTAATGGGGACCACCATGTAGTCCCCATGTTAATATAAATATGTCGAATTAGATATCTTCGAACGATGCTCCTGTTGGAGTTATCAAGAATTCAATATCAATGAATTCAAGTGCTCTCGTTGGTTTTAAATAAATCTTACCTGTTAACGTGTTATTATCCAAATCTTCAGGTGTGTTTTCAACAACAACACGGAAGTCAATAAGACCTCTATCTCTTCTAATTGAGTCTAATATCGGATTAACAGCGTCTAAGAAATCTTGTCTTACTTGGTCATCATTTTGTTCAAATAACAATCTAACAGCTACTGCCGAAATTAATTTACGTGCTTGTAGTAACAATCTTCTTACATTTATTCTATCAAGTGCTGACTCTCTAAGTTGTAGAGTTTTATTACCCCAAATTACAGTACCAACATCAGAGAAGGTTGCAATTGGGTTTAGTCTACCTTGATATAGTGTATCTCTATCTTCCTGCGTTAACTTCTTACGTGCCTTAACAGCGTTAACCAAACCTCTTGTGTAACCAGCAGTTGCGAACCAAGGGAAAGCCACGTTATCTGTTAATGCTAAGTTTTTAACAACTTCAGATGTTGGTGGAATGTAAACTTGTGTATTATTCACACCATCTCTTGTTAAAATCCATGGGTAATAAGTTGCAGTGTAGTTAGAATCAATATCTGACTCCTCTAAATTATCAACTGACTCATCAGGGTAGATAAAGTCCGTATCAAATGAAGATGTGTTAGGAACATACATGTTGTAATCAGGTGTAGTACAGATGTAGATTGAATCTGCTCTGTCTGTTTCAATCATATCAACCGCATCCTCAACTAAGTTTGAGTGATTAACATAATCAATACCTGGTGTTACAAATATGTTGATGTTTACTGCTTCAGGGTTTTCAAATGTTTTCTGACCCATTAAGTAAGCGTAGTAATCACTATTCGCCCAATCAGTAGTGTCTTCTCCAACTGCAATTTGTTTGAATTGTCCCCATCCTGTTGCGGTTGGGAATGATACTGAAGGTGCTGAACCAGCTAAATATCCTGTACCACCCAATCTAAATGTGTCTTGATTAGAACGGAATTGTCTATAAATGTCCCATCCATCAAAACCACCTTTAGCCAATAAAGTAAATTTACGAGAATTTAATTTATAGTAAGGGTTACTTTGTAACGTAGGGTCAGTAGTGAAACTAGCTGAACCAACATCAAACGCTGAAGTTCCTGAAGAAACATACTGTCCTGAAATTGTAACAACTGTTGCTCCTGAATCCATATGGAAACCTTTAGTTAAGTAAGCCCAATCAGTACTTTCAGTTGCGGTTGAAAGGTTTGATGGGTTTTGTTTACCACCGTATTTAAAGAAGTCAGAATCAATACCAACGGTATTTGATATACCCAAGTATGTTTTTCTAACTTTATCACCTGAACTTCTTGTTGAATTGTCTAATCCTGTTGTTGTCCCAAATGGTGGGTTATAAATAACTTCACCTGGTGTATTGTATTTTGTTTTATATTCTACGAATGGACTTCTTGCTCCTGAGTATTCTCTCATTACGTAACCTTCAAACCCACATGGTAGTGCGTCTACAGGTGCGTCTTCGTCCATATCTAACATTATGTATCTTGATTTAAGTTCAAACTCACCGTTAGATGTACCAATTTTCTTAGCCACATAACCATTTTCACCTGGACTCATAGTACAGTTAGTAAACTTCTCAATAATAACAGGATTAGCATCCGTATCAAAGTAGTCACGAACAATAACATCAAAAGTATTATTTGAGAATGACATATTCGCCAATGAAACTTTTACTAAGTTGTTTGCTGCATTACCATCGGATATTAAGACAAATCTAAATAACCTATCTACTTTTGTACCTCTTAATTCTGAAACTAAGAATGGAGTTGACGGTGTTTGATATTGTTCTAAATACCAACCGATTGATGTGTTGCCACCGTTGTCGTTTCTTGCTGATGGTAAAGAAACCAAGTCACAGTTAAGACCTCTTATTTTACCTAACCTATAACCTTGTGTTAATAGTGAGTAATAAGACTCCTCAACAAATAATGGGAATTCACTACTTGTTTTACCGAAGTTAGTTGAACCAAATACTTTAGTTAAATAATTTGTATCAGATAAGTTAAATGATGTTTTGAATGAGAATGTCCCACCGTTATTTGTAATACCTGAAATCGCAAATGGAGAATACGGATTCTTTTGAACATCAGCGTAAGCCCCTGAACAATCCATAACTACTTGTGTTAAGCCACTAATATTATAAACTGGTCCACCATCTGAATTACTATTATTACCTCTTGAACGTAGAGTTGCCACAACAACATCGTTATATTCGGTAAACGCCGAAGCCGAGTATGTTAATACTGAACCACTAACCGTCCCTGAAAAACTTCCTGATACACCTGTACCTGTTAATGATGTAATTGCCGAGTTAAATGACATACCACTATAGTTATCATTTGAACCTGGTTCAAATGCTCCATAGTACCATGGGTCCATTAAAGAATCATCATAATCTGCAATTGAATCATATAAACCATCAACACCTAAACTATTAGTTATTGCCGTGTATCCTTGACCCGTAAATGAGTTATATACCGCATCTGTCACAACACCCCACTGTGAACCTGTCGTCGCACTTAGTGAATTGTCTAATAATGCATTATGTATAAATGTTTGCATCTGAGTCAACATTGTTGTTGAGTCTCCATTATATAATGTAATCGTGTCATTAATATAATCAGATATAGGTGACGGGAACGCTCCAAGACTAACTGATGTTGTCGAACCTGTTGAACCTGTGAAATCCACAGACCACGTTGTTACAGTTGGTGTTGATAAAGTTGATGGGTCTAAGTTTGCTTGTGTCGTAATTGACCAAGAAGGACCTGCGTCGTAACCTGATAAACCTAATACTCTCGTTACGAATAGTTGATTAGATTGTTGTAAATATGCTTTAGCGATGTAAGCCGCTTCATATTTTGGGATTTGTGTGTTAACAAATTTGGTTGGGTTTGTCCCTCCGAAGTAAGATTGGAACTCGTCAAAGCCTGAGATAAAAATTGGTTCAAATGCTGGACCTGTTAAAGTCTCACCAACTAAACCTAAAGTCGTTACCCCAACACTTTGTGCCACGAAACTCAAATCTCTTTCTGATGTGTAAACACCTGGAGAAACGAATACTTTGTTTGATACTGCCATGTTTTTTAATTTCTTTTAGAATTTATTTTATAATAAATATTTAGAAAAAACGCAAAAAACATTCACTGAGGTAGCATATTTATAAAATAGGCAGTATTTATTCTGCCTTTTTTCTACCTTTATTTATGAAAGAAATTAAAAATATTAAAATATCGACAGAAGTTCACTCAACATTAAAAACGTATTGTGAAGATAATGGTTTAAAAATGTATAAGTTTTTAGAGAAAATGATTATGGAAAAATGTTCGAAACCTAAAGATATTTACGGTGAGTAATTAAATCAGTTTTGCCGTTGTGAATATCTGAGATTCACCAATAGATTTTTTAACGACAACAAACTTAACCAAATCATTAGTATTTACCTGAATTTTTGTTATGTTATCACCAACATAGTCATTATTAATGTACACTGAGAAACTATCCACATTGAAAGTTTCATTTAAATGTAGGTCGGCACTATACCTAAATGTTTCACTTAATTCTGTATTACCACTAACAAAAAGTAAATCAACAGGGAACTCATTTGGGTTTTCAGGTTGAGGATTAACCTTCACTGACTTATTAAGTTGAGGTATTTCAAACATTGTCAATGCTCTCGACACACCTGGACTTACCTCAAACTCATCTTCATCCATTAAAAACCCTAACATAGTAAACTCGTAGTTTTGTATGTAGTATTTTCTTTTATCAATGTCCATAACTGATTCATCTGAAATGTTATTTAAAACAATAGGAATGTAATGTCCTTTAATAATTGTGTATGCTTGTCGAGAAGAAAATTTCTGTAAAACATTTTTGTTAAACTCATTTAACCCTCTCATTCGATTAACAAATATTTTAACATTATATGTTATATCGACAGGTATTGGCTGAGGTATCTTATAAACATCTACACCTTTTCTTTGTCCGTCCCATGTCGGAACCTTGGCATAATAAAATTGTTTTCTATTAGGTATTGTGTATTGTAAAGATGGGTTAGTACCATAAGGGACTTCAGGTTGTCTAACAGTAGTAATAAATGGGGGTTTAACGTTTTTATCTAAATCTTGGAAATTCCAAGTTTCTGTAAATTGAGACCAATTCTGTGTTGTGATAATAATATCTACAGTAGGAACGGTGTTACCGTCCATAAAAGTTTTTAAATCTTCTTTTACGAAATCTAACATTCCTCGGTCCAAATCAGCATGACCAATACCTTTAGGTAGGTATGTTCCGTCCTTTTGAATATCATCTAAAAGTTGAATCCTCCTATCTAACCCTGTTTTTTTAGGAATTAAATCAATCGTTTTTTTTATCTTTTTTGGTAATGCCATTATATTCCGTTGAATTCATCATTTGACACCGGCGACGCCACAATACTCCTGTAATATGGTTTATAACCACCATATGTATGCCTGTTATCTGAGGTGATACGACCGTCATCAGCAACGGAGTAGTATCTAACTCTATCTTCTTTTTCATAATAACCAATATAATCACCAAACTCGATATCGACACCCATCTCATCTAAGTATGATTGGTATATACCGATTTTTAAGTTTCCTGGTTCTACTTGTCCGATTTTTGAGTTACCCATAAACGCGTTTGTCGGTGCTTCAATCTGAACATAACCTTTAAGTTCTATAGGTGCTCGATACTGAACCCCTTCGGAAACTACCTCACCATAAACATCGTCTTTCTTAGTTCGTTGTCTATCTACACGATATAACACAAACGTGAAATTCATATCACCATGTAACCATTCTTGGCCCATGGAGATATCTAAATCAAAATCTTCTTCAGCGAAGAATTTACTTAATCTCGTTATTGGTACTTTTCTTTGACTCATCAATTGATAAATATCTATAAATAGATTATATTTAAATGTATTTACATGTATGAAAGAAAATAATTTGGTTTCAAACGTCCCTGAAATAAGGGCCACCCGTATTTTAGAAGAGTACGAGGGGTATAACAATTATATACTTTTGTTAAAGAAAAAAATGCAAATTAAAAAACATTTTAAAATAACAAGGGCACAATCAGACTATGTAATCGACTTTCACGAGTTACAACCAAAAATCGCAAGAAAATGGGTTGAGTTAGATGAGTACTTCGGAAATAAAATGAAAGAGGAAAAATTACTTCCCAAAAGACCCACTCAAATTTATGTTGAAAAAATATTAGTCGAAAAAGATAAATCGTTCCACATATATGGGAAACTTTTTGAATCTGAAGACCTACATGATTTTTGGTTACCAAAAGCAGCAGTTATACAAAATAAAGAAAGGAAAGTCGAAATAGACTACACCAAATACTCACATAGACCACCTTTAGAACATCAAAAGCTGGCTGTTGAAAAATTAGTCGGTAACGATAAATATATTTTGGCGGATGATATGGGTCTTGGTAAAACAACCGCAACCGTAATGGCTGCGTTGGAAACAGGTGCAAAAAAGATATTAATTATATGTCCAGCATCATTAAAAATCAATTGGCAACGAGAGATTGAAAATTATACAGATAAGTCAATATCAATAGTTGAGGGTAAGAAATGGGAACCTGCTGACTTTATGATTATAAATTTCGATATACTAAAAAACTTCCATAACCTTAAAAAGGTAAAGGAATCGATAATACTGAACTACGGTTTTGATGTCGTGATAGTTGATGAGGCACATTATATACAAAACAAACAAGCCCAAAGAACAAAAATAGCCAACGATATTTGTAATAAGGTCGGTAAAGTATGGTTACTAACAGGTACACCAATGACATCAAGACCAATTAACTACTTTAACTTATTAGATTTAGTTGACTCACCTGTGGCATATAATTGGATGGCCTACGCGATTCGTTATTGTGAGGGGTATCAATTTAATGTAGGAAATAGAAAAGTTTGGAATGTTAACGGTTCTTCTAATTTGATAGAATTAAGAGATAGAACAAAACCACACGTACTTAGACGATTAAAAGAAGATATATTGGACTTACCTGATAAAATATTAACACCCGTTTATTTACGACTAAAATCAAAACAATATGAAGCACTTATGGGTGAGTACTTTGATTGGTATGAAAATTCAGAGGAATCTTCCTCATTAACCGTGCAGTTCTCAAAACTAATGAAAGTCAGACAAATCATAGCAGAAGAAAAGGTTAGAGACACCATCGAGATTGCACAAAACATCATAGAACAAGGAAAAAAAGTTATTATTTTTACAAACTTTACAGATACATTAAATCAAATAAAATCTCATTTTGGTAAAGACGCTGTGACATTAGACGGTAAAATGTCTAAACCCGCACGACAACACTCAGTTGATGAATTTCAAACAAACGATAAGGTTAAGGTTTTCGTTGGAAATCTGAAAGCTGCTGGTGTCGGGATTACATTGACATCTGCCGAAGCAGTAATAATGAATGATTTATCATTTGTACCCTCAGACCATTCACAGGCTGAGGACAGAGCTTATAGATACGGTCAAAAGTCTAACGTATCTGTCTTTTATCCGATATTTGAAAACTCTATCGAGGGTGCAATATACGACATATTATCAAAAAAGAAAAACGTTTTTGAAACTGTTATGGGGGATAATGAAGATAAGGGGAGTATTGTTGAAGAAATATTAAATACTATCACAAGAAGATAGTACATTTTTCTCATATGGTGTTATTTATATAAAAAACACATAATTATGAAGTTTAAAAAAAGCCAAGAACGAATTCAAGATATTGAAAAAACAATTAATGAATCAGAAAACAATCAAAAAATAAATGAAAATGTTAAAGGAGTAAAAAGAATAACGGCAATTAAGTTACCTTATTCATACTCATCTTTAAGTCGTTTCATCGATAAAGAAACGATGAATGTTCATTACAATCAACACTATAAAGGGTATCTTAAAAAACTCAACAAGGCGTTAGAGTCGGTTAAGGACGAAGACTTAGAATTGGAACAGATTGTAAAGGGAATATCTCGTTACAATCAAACCATCAAAAATAACGCTGGTGGGGCATATAACCACGAGTTATTTTGGCAAATGATGTCACCAAAACCACAACAACCAAATGGTCCAGTACTTGACAAAATTAAGCGTAAATTCAAAACTTTCGCCAATTTCAAAAAAGAATTTAAGAACAAATCATTATCTAAGTTTGGTTCAGGTTGGGTATGGTTGGTTCTAACAAAGAGTGGTGATGTTAAAATTATTACGACAACCAATCAAGATAACCCGTTAATGAATACTGTAAAATTCGGTGGAATACCTTTATTAGGGTTAGACCTTTGGGAACACGCATATTATCTAAAATATAAAAATAGAAGAAATGAATATGTTGATAATTTCTTTAAGGTGATTAATTGGTCGTTCGTAAACAAACAATTCGACACACATCAAAAAGGTAAGCTTAACGAGTCGAAAGTTGTGAAAGCACTTATTAGTGAAGGACTCTCTAAAGGATGTTCACCACAACAAGTGAATACATATCGAATGGTTTTCAATAGAAACCCACAAGTCAAAAAGAAGTTTATGTATGCAATTATGGATATACTAAAAGAAGTTTATTCAGAATTTCATTACGAAAAAAATCAATACGCAGATGGTCAAATGTCAGGGATTTATGATTTCGAACAACCAGGTCGTTCAGTCATAAATAAGTTGAACACAAACTACTCGGCCTTCTGTATTTTAGTGAATGACCTCAACGCAGTGTTAAAACATTATGGGCAGGACCCATTAAACTTTGTGGGTGTTAGTGACAAACAACAACTACGTGAAGTGCAAAGAATGATTAAATTGATGGTTCAGTTTAGATATAGGATTTTTAATCAAGAATCAGGGACATTCCAAAGTATCATGGCATCTTTAGATAAGACCAATAAGTTTGGTGATGAAAGAGAAATAAAGGCCGTCATTAATATGAAAAATATTTTTAATACTAAAAAAGTATTTAAAGTTGGTGAATTAGGTGGTAAAGATGATATGATTGGTGGTATCGATGCGACTGTTGAAATAGACGGACAAACAAAAACCATACAGGTTAAACCATTTAATAATACCGAAGAAAATGAAGATAGGACTACGGTATTTGGTACGGGTAATGTTAAACCATATAAAACCGATTACATGTGTTTTCATAGTGATACAAAAGGAACTTTAGTGTTTAAAAATGACGACACTAAAATTGTTAATGGTAGGTATACTTTCCCTTCTGATAGTTTAGTGAATTAAAAATAAACGCATAAAACCAGATATTTATATATAAAACGTCAATATGTCAATTATTTTAGAA